GATACTTTTTTCTTTTTTGAATGTTGTAGATGATTATGAAAAAACAACACCTATTGCGGAGGACGTGCGTAAGGTCGTAATCAAGCCGGATAATCGGCAGTGGAACTTTGCTGACGAAGAGTGTAGCAGAACATCTAAAACGATAGAAGAAAAAAATCAAAGAAATATTAAAATTGGTATAGGAGTGAGATAAAATGAAAATGAGAAAAACAAGAAGACGCAAAACAGTAATAGCGTATTTGGACGGTAAAGAACTTTGTGACGTTGTCGATGCGGCACTTGACAGCAATATAATGCTTAACGATATGAAAAAGTTGTTAATTGCTGAGAATCCAGGTCATAAGGTAACTTTCAATGTAGAGGTGAGATAATATGAGAGTATATGAAACTGACTATGATGGTCGTTGTGTAGTATGCGGAAAACCCTTACATAAACCACGACGAATATATTGTAGTGATAAGTGTATGCACCACAAAAGAGACACAAAAGGACAATTCCCGTACACGCCTGAAACGGAGGAACATATATGTATATGGCACTACAAAGATAGCGGGTTTTCGCGAATGACATCGGAAAACAATCCTGAAATGTCTATTTGGAATGATGTAGGTATTCAGAAAATTGAAGATATTGTTAAGAAGTGTCAAAAAAACGGAAAATATAAAAAGTATATAAATAAGTACATAAGTTCTGAAAATATATAAAAAAGGAGATAAGAATATGGAATTTGGGAAAGCGCAAATTGAAGCGGCTAGAGCAATAAGAGAAATGGAAGAACGAGAGAAAAAGAGAAGAGAAAAAAAGATAAATGAAAAAAAGAATAAGATTTTAAATTGTCCATGTTGCGGCAATGTAGCTTATCATCATGATAGTTTCGGCAGAAACACAATAGAATGTCCGAAATGTGGACTGACTACGCCTGTGAGAAATAGTAAAGAAGACTGTTTAAAAATATGGAATACAAGAAAAAACTAAAAGCCCGCAAGTGTCGGAGCACAAAACGGGCAATTAAAAAAATAAAAAATAAATCCAACTTGATATTAGCATATCTTACGAAATCTGTCAAGTAGGAAAATGATGAATGTAGCAGAGATTGTGAGGTGATATTAATGCAGTGTAATAGGGATTGTTTTAATTGTCTTTATCCTGATTGCGTTGTAGACGAGCTTCTACCGGAAGATTTAAATGAAATTGCACAAAGAGATAAAGAGATTAGGCATGATAATAAAGATAATAAACGCAAAAAGGAAGCAGAATATAACCATAAATACTACGTCTCACACAAAAAAGAAATATTAGAACGCCAGCGAAAATACCGTGCAGAGCATAGGGATGAAATAAATGAGCACATACGTAAATACCGTGCCGCACACAAAGATAAAATATTAGAACAACAGCGTAAATACTATGTAGAGCAAAAAAGAAAGAAAGATAAAAAGTCCGTAAGTTTAATAACATAAGACGGGTAATTAAAAATAAAAAATAAATCTAATTTAAGACAATGAAAGGAGAAAATGTAATGTATAAAAGCATATTAGATATGGCGGAGGGAGCAATAAAGGAACGGTGTGACATCGAAATGTCCAAAATTATTGACAACATTATGGACATAAATACAGCGGCGACAAAAGCGCGAGAACTAAAATTGACGGTTAAATTCACACCGTCTTCAGACAGGAAAAATGTGCAGGTTTCAACGCAAGCGCAATGTAAATTGCAACCAACTGAGCCGCTGGCAACCGCATTATATATAGGCGCAGATGAAAACGGCGAGGTTGGAGCGGTGGAGCTTACCAGGCAAATACCCGGACAAATGAATATAGACGGGCAAGAGCAGGCAGAGCCGCCAAAATTAAGATTAGCTAAATAAATATAAAATAAAGGAGTTTTTAAAATGATTAAAGCAGCAATAGAGAAAATTCAAGAGATGTGCAGAGGGCAGGTGTTCGACATTGACGGAGAACATTATAGTGACATGAAATTACAAAGAATTGAACCACCGGAATATAGACCTTCGGTATTGAAATTATACAGCCTTGACGCACTGATAGAAATTTTAAAAGAAGAAACTTCAAAAATTTCTAAAAATAAAGATGTATTTGTAAATGTCATAACTCCCACGCGCATTGAAGTAGTTACGACTTATGATGACAAAGCTACAAGAGATTGGTTGTTTTCTGTAGACGCTAAATTGCCGGATTTACCGCTTAATTATTTTCACAATAAAGAGGAAATGATTATCGCACTAAAAAGCGTGTTTAATCCAGGTGACGGAGTTGATTACATAATTAATTTGCTTAAAAAAGTTACAGAAGAAAGCAAAGTTTCGACAGATGATAACGGCATTAGCCAATCAGTTGAGGCCATAAAAGGAATCGCTCTTAAAGAAAACATAGAAATAAAAAATCGTGTAATATTGGCACCATTCAGAACGTTTTTGGAAGTCAATCAACCCGAAAGCGAATTTATACTCAGGCTAAAAGAGGGCGCTCAGGTCTTACTCAAAGAAGCTGACGGAGGAGCGTGGGAACTTACCGCCAAGAAAAATATTAAAGCATATTTAGAAGAAAAATTATGCGGTGTAAAAGGATTATATGTAATAGCTTAGCAATAATTGACCGTGCTGTTCGCTCGGCACGGTCAGAAATAAAATTTATCAGTGCAAAAACATTTTAAAAAAATAAAAAATAAATTTAATACGAGGAGAATAAAAAAATGAAGATGACTAAAAACGATTTAATAAAAATTAGTGTAGATAAAGAATTAAATGTCTCAATAGGAGTTGATGGAAATCCAGCTGAAATTTTGGCGGCTTTGGGTGCAGTAATGCAAGATATATTAAATGGTATAAGTGCAGAAACAGGTGTTGGTTTTGAGTGTCTTGCAGAAGCATATTGTCGTCATGTAAAGGAAGGCAATGCAGACAACGCAGAGGAGGAATAAATAATGAAAATGTCTAAAAATGATTTACTAAAAATTGAAATTGATAAAGATGGAGAATGCACAATTGGGATTAATGGAAAACCTTCGGTGATTTTGTCAAATCTAAGCATAGTAACACAGTCAATAATAGATATGATATGTTCATCTAGTGGTGTTGATACAAAGCTAATTGCACAAAACTATGCTCAAAATGCAAAGAAAATCATTACCAAAAACGCTACAGACAATATTCCAGAAGTAAATGATATGGCAAATAAATTATTAACCTTGATAGATGAAATATTGGATTCTTTAGAGGAGGAATAAATAATGAATACAGAAGAATATTTAAAAGACGAAAAAACAGAATTTGTTGTCACAAATGACAATGTGGCAGACTGGGCAATTAAAAAAATAAAAGATGAAGTAAATGAACGTGATAGACTTATCAGCATAGCGGAAAATCAAATAGCAGAGCTTAAAGACAAAATAAGTAAAATAAAAGAAAATTGCGAAAATTCAACATCATTTTTAAAATCAAAATTGGCTGAATATTTTGATAAAGTTGAGCATAAAAGCACAAAAACGCAAGAATCATATGCTCTACTAAGCGGAAAACTGGTTAAAAAATACGGTGGAAACAAAGCGGTATATGAAGATGAGAAATTAATTGAATGGTTAAAAAATACTGCGCCTGAATACATAAAAACCATTGAAAAACCACAATGGGGCGAATATAAAAAGCGTATTAATATGATTGACGGAAAAGCAATTGACACCGAAACAGGAGAAATAGTTGACTGTATTGTAGTTGAAAAAACACCGGATACATTTGATGTAAAATTTTAGGAGGATATATATATGACACAACATGATTTTGGAGAAAAAGCTGAAGAGTATAACTCAAAAACAGGAAAAAATGTGCCAGTATGGCAATCGCCTAAATATAAAATGGCTAGAGATAAAGCCATAGAAATGATTGACAGCGGTAAATATAACTTGTCTGACGGCGATTTTTGGATTCTCATGAATCTTACAAAGTCAGGTAAAATGATGTATAGCGGATTAATAATATCTCACAACGGTTGTCTTAAAATTAATGACAACTTAAACGAAGATATGAAATTCAAACCTGGATGCGTAACGTTAGACAAAGACGGATATAAAAATTCTCTTGTATATACTTATTTATCCCCTGAACAACACATATTCGAGGTAGGGGAAGTATCACAAAGTAATTGTAAAAATGAATATCCATATGCAATGGCGTTTAAACGTCTGTTTGACCGAGTTGTCTTAAAACTGTCTAAATTAGCCTATTCGGGTGTATATAGCGACAGTGAAAGCGACGAGTTTAAGCAACAACTTGATATTCCAGCAGAAAAGCCGCCGCAAACAATAAATATAGCGGCTGTAAACACCTTAAAAGCAAAGTTAGATGAATATAACACCGTGTGCGGTAGAAATGCTACTGAACAGGAAATTTCTAAATTTTATAAATGCTCCAATTTTAATGAATTCGATTACACTAATTTTAAAAATTGCATAACAATGCTTGATGGGTCAATCAAAAAAGTTGGAGCGGATAAGAAATGAGATTAACCGGAACGATTAAAGATATAAGCATGGGTTTTTTAGACGGCGAGTGCAAATTAACAC